ATGGTGGCCTTAGCGCCGACGCGGAAAGGTATTCGGAGCCAATAATGGCTCCGAGGGGGGTATGGGAATGGTGGATCAGCGTGATAGCCCCGAGGTGCCCCACTGGATCAGCGTAGAGGCCGCTGCTCGGATTCTGCGGATTAGCGGCAGGACGATCCGCATCGCGATCCGACGTGGCAACATCGCGCGATTTCGCCGGGTGGGATTCGGCTCGCCATCACGACGACGCTACTACGTCGTCCTCGATGATGTCCGCCGCGCGATGGAAACGGAAAGCAGGGAAAAAGCGGACACGGAATAGTGACGCGGCATCCAATCTCGTCTAGATCGGAGAAACATGAATCCCCCTGTGAAAAGCACTGGCCGAATCCGTGGCCGCGTCGAGAACCTCAAACCGTGGCGGAAGGGCGTATCGGGAAACCCGAAGGGTCGACCGTCGCACCGCTCGATTTTCGAAGCCGCGCTCGGATCGCGAATCGTGAAGAGCGTGGATGAGCTCGTCGAGGTGCTCGTTGCGCGCGCGCTCGAAGGGGATGCGCGCATGATGGTTGCGCTACTCGATCGGCTCG